TCGATAGTGACTGGGGCATAGGTTTGCTTAATCTCCTGTAATGCTTTCATCACTTCATCTTTACTCATGGAGTCGATACTGCCGTGACGAACCTCGCTTTTGCTGACATAAATGTCACCTTGTGCTTGCCCCCGTCTATACTCAGCTTGAACAGCCGCCGAAAAGGCTCCGTTCTCTAACGCCGCATCTCTAATAGTTTGTAAATCTCTGATGTGGCGTCTGTAGTTGATACCAAACTTTTCATCTAGCTCATCTCGATAAGCTTTGATTGCGGCCACAACGTGAGGACAAATATGTGGGTTTGTCATTTCGTATGCCCGTGTATGTGCAGAACTTGCCGGATAACCCGCATTGATTGCGGCTTCCCTCATTGTTATCTGGCCGTCTTTCGAAACCAGTTCTTTTACAAAGAGTTCTTGTTTTCTTGTAAGCGGTCTATTCTTCGTGGCCCTTGGTTGTCCAACACCACGTTTTTTCTTTACTGGGACGCTTTTAGCTTTGCTTTGTTTGGTCATGCTCGTACCTAGTTAAATTGCGATAGTTTCTTTTAAAATGCACATTTCTTTATATATAGCCAGAAAAATATTTTTTCGAAAAAAAAAATCTGAGGCCCCTTAACGCACTTCTGCTCTTTGGTTACATAAACTATGGTTACGTTACATTTTTGTTTTTGAGTTTATGTAACTGCTAAGTATCTATATATAAAAGAAAAAACACCGAAAGTTACACGGTTACACCGGTTACGGCATATTTTTACAAAAAATATTTTTTTTATTTTTCTCTCTATATAATATAACCGGTGTTAAAAAAGAAACCCCGCCGAAGCGGGGTTGTAATTAAAATTTAAGCATTTTGGCTAAAGCCGGAACGGATTGTCCCCTTAAACTAAAATCATCGGATATACGCCTTTCAACGCGTAAGCCCGTGTGGGATACAGTTTGAAGTTCTGCTTTCTTTTCTGCGCCCTGCAAGCTTTTAGCTTCCACAACAAAATATTTTCTTTTGTTTGTGTTTGGATTAATAGATGAAAATTCATACTTTTCCATTATTCCTGTCCTTCATGATTTGCAAGATATTCCAAATCGAACCAAGTGCCACGATCATCCAGTTCTGTAAAACCGGATTGGTAACTCGATGTATAATTGTAAAAGGTATTTGTGTACTTTTGTTCTTTAACTGCAAAAAATTTCGCGTCTTTTGGTACACCTAACTTGTGAATTAACTTATTAGCAAGTTCACAATTTTCTTTTGCCTCTTCAAAGTTTTCGGCTTTATCGAGTTCAATCCAAATGCGTTTTGACATTTATTCCTCCATGATATGTAGGACCGTGGTCCATTGTCAAATAACGTGGGGCTTGCCCGCCCCAACCGAAGGGCTCATCCCTTCGATAAAAACATTATAACACGAGTATGCGATAATGTCAACATTAAATTTTTAGAAATTTCAAGCCGACTCAAAATGCTCATCGAAGTATGCCCGCATTTCGTTCATCTTGTTGAACGTCTTCGAGAAGTGAGGCGCGGGCAGTACGCAAGTGTACTGGTTTCCTGAGTTTTTGGATCGAACCACCATGATGTCGATTCGATCCTTGTTTGGCATGATGTAATAGTAATCGGGCAGTCCGCCATCTTTTTTAATTTTTCTAATGGTTGCCATCAGTCGATCCTTTCTGGTCGCGGTTTTGGTTTGATCAACTTTGACACTTTATCTGTTGTGTAGCAACCCATCGAAATGTCATGGCCATACAAGTCAAACAAATAATCGTACATAAAATCTGCACTTCTGTTTTCCATGGCCCGTGAGCAATGCTTCTCGCTCTCGAACCATACGGCTGTTTCAATGTCATGACCATGCAAGGTATATGCAATGACAAGGGCGGTGAAATATTCAATCACCGCTTAAACCATTTCATGATGTAATCTATTAGTCGTTTGTGGAACGCGGGCCGTATGACGGTTTCGTCTTTCATAATGCCGAGGACTTGTGCGTCGTCAGCTTCAGCTTTGCCCTGTTCCTTGGGCTCTAGCTTTACGACTTTTGGTTCGACGGCATTTTCTTTTACCCATTTGGATATTTCTGTTTTAGCCCAGTGCTTTTTGTTTTTTAGTTTTTCTGGAACATACATTGAATCTACGGGTGGTGGAAAGGTCTTGAGCCGTGAGCGGCGGTAGATGGTTTGTTCAGACAGTCCGGTCATTTCCGCGACTTGTTCTATTTTTAGATACTGCTTTGCCATGTTTAACTCCTTTTAGGTTTACGGCCGCGCTTTGCGGGCTTTATGGGTGGTAGGTCCGCGACTAATGCGTCGGGGTTATTGCGTTTCCATCGGGCATTTACGCCGATATTGTGGTTGATTTCCCTTAAAAACTCCTCTGCCGTGCTTTCTTTGTCTACTATATCTTGTAAACGGTCAGCGACATAAAATAAACAAACTCTATCATCCATCATTTATTTTCTCCCTTGATACGTGGTAGGTGGTAGCTTTTCTTAACACCAAAAGCGGGGTGTCCGGCTTCGTAGCCTTCTATCCATTGTCTCCAGACGCCGTCGATCATTTGAACATTCTGCCAGTGAGATTCGCCGCGTCGAAAGAACCCGCGTCTAAAATGCAAACCCTGTCGGCCTCCATTTCCCTCTTCGTAGTTTTTGGCATCAACAGCTTTATCGACGTTCCACGAAACCATGTTCCATTGCTCTGCTATAAAGTCGCGAAGAACTTTTTTAGCGCTCTGTTTTTTCATTTGACTAAAGGTTTTTTTACCGCGTCTTACAAACCGCGGATTGTTTATGGTTTGTAGATAAGCTGCAACTATTCTTAAAGACCTTGAATTTCTAGACGAGAAGTCTTCATTTTTATTTTTAGGACTGATACCAAAAACACCTTTTCCGCTATCAATAGTCCCAAGAATACTTAAAGATGCGTCCGTTGTACTGTGATCTAAGTTGCGCGAAATAAGAACAATTGAAAAATTTGTGGTGCTTCCGCTATTTGCACGAGGCGTACAAACAAACATAACTTCTCCAAAAGTTCCGTCTGGTTCTTCAGTATGAGGATCAAAATCGGGCACGTTGTTTACATACAGTCCAACCGCCGGAGCGGGCAATATTACTTTGGGACTGACAGGAACCTGTCTATCGGGATACATTTCATGCCAATTGCTTTCAATGTAATCGGTTAATTCACTGCAATCAAAAAATTGAACGTCTCTTGCTAAAACGTTTGCAAAGTCATGAGTTGTTGCTTTTAACGTGTTTTTAGGTATTTGCCTGTCTGGAGCTTCTCTAAGGTTCCTCACTATGTCTCGTACAAAGTAAAGCATCTCCCGTCTTGTCGGTTGATTGGCGGCTCGTTTACCACGCCCATGTGATGTGCTTCGTCCATGACCACGCCCACTGTGTGTTACAATTCCTCTTTTAGATCTATCCATATAACTTAAACGTTCACCTAAAGAAAGATTTTCACTTGATGGAATCTCCTTAAGACCGCTTCCTGTTGCTTTAGCAGATCGCTTTCTACCCATCCTTCATACCTCCATAGTTGAATACTGGAAGTATATAGGAAAGTATGCGACTAAGTCAATAGCTAATGTATTTGGTCATTACCTTCGTGGGTAATTGCACTTTCTGCATTGTACGCGGCATTCGACAAACAGCTTGCGATTATCTCGCTCACGGTCCGTGGGTCGGGAGATATGTCTATAAGATGAGATAGCAGTTGAGTCATAGCTCCGCCCATAGCAGGGCCCTTCAACATGCCTCTAGCTTCGAACTCGTTGAGTAATTCTATGGTCATGTCGCATGCATCAAAGAAATCGTGATGCGCGGACTCTTCATCTGTTAAGTATACATTGCCACGCTTTTTCAAGGGCATCTACCTTCTGCTTGCGTTGCTCTGGGGTCAGAGTATCATCTTTTTCTATAAGATCCATATAATCATTTACAAATTTTTGCATGATTGCCACTGCTTCTTTATTTTTCATATTTATCTCCTCGAACGAAAGTGCCCCAGTCGGGGGCAACCGAACTGGGGCTTTCAACTACGAAGGTGTCCATGGAGGGGGACACTAAGCGAATAGTACACCATATGTATGCGATATGCAATACTTAATCGCATATATGCTCAATGCCTTCCGCTTTGTCTGCTTCATCATGTATGGTTAGCAGACAAGGGCCACATTTACGAATCAGTATTTCGTCAGTTCTTTCAACTACTTCCAGTGGAGCCTGACACTTGGGGCAAGTATTCTGCACGAGCCTTCTGTGTATCTCCCCCGCCTCCGTCTGATACTGCATCACTCCTCTTTCTGTCCTTGTGATCCTCAAAAATCATGCGAAGTTGTCCGGATATTGTCCGCCCTTCGTCTTTTGCCATAAATTTTACCTCCTCGTACATGTCTCTGGGTACGAGAATACTTTTCCAACGCGTTGTATCCATAAATCCATCTCCGATTTTATCGGTATTTCTAGGATAATATAAGATAATATGCAAGTTTGCAAGAAAAAACCCCGCCGAAGCGGGGCAGTTGGACCGAGCCACAGGCGTGGACTCTGCCGAGCAGTGTAAAGGATTAGATGTCATTTCGCTTCCCCCCAAGATGGACCGATTTCAATGTCACATTTTGAGGGAACTTTTAGTTCAACCGCATTTTCCATTATCTTAGCAACTTTTTTGGCCTCGTCAACCGTTTTTACGGACATGGCAATCTCGTCATGTACTTGGATCATGGGCAGTCGGCCGGTTTTGTATATATCTACCATCGCTTTCTTGGTCATATCAGCGGCACTGGCTTGTATCAGCCGGTTTAGAGCCTTGTAAGTGTACGCTCTCTTCAGTCTGGTCGTTGGGCCGTGGGCATCGGCCGCCTCTTTGTAAGGCAACGCCTTGTGCATTGCGAAACTATCCGGCTCCCACAGATCAAATCTACACTTTCTACCCAGTAAGGACCGTAACGAACCGCTCGATGTACGCGTGTTAAGTTGGTTTGTAACGCCATTCATCAATCCTTTTACGAACGGTACACGGCTATGGTATTGTTTTATAATGTCTTTCGCTTCTTCAACAGATATGTCGAGTTGCTCTGACAGTTTATTCACGCCCATTCCGTACATCATGCCCAGATTTATTGTCTTGGCTTGCTTACGCGGTATGTTTGCCATCTCGGCCACCATGGTATGAAAGTCCGTGTCTGGGTTTTCGTTGTATTCTTTGACGAACTCGTCGGTTCCTTCCAAGGTCGAGCCCCTGTAGATGCTGTATGTTTTTGCAAAATGCACCAAGATCCGTGGTTCCTGTTGCGAGAAGTCAATGGCCGCCCACTGGTCGCCCTCTTCTGGTAGGAACAGACTGCGTATCATTGGCCCCAGTTCTGGATCGCGGGCAGGGATTTGCTGTAGGTTAGGGTTTGACATTGATATGCGCCCCGACACTGTACCGCCATCGTCGGATCTTATCTGGTTTATGTGCGAATGTATGCGTCCGTCGGAGTGACAGTGCTTTTGTATTGTGTTTATAAACGTGCCGGACGTCTTATTTAGGTTTCGAGCTTCAACCACGAGCTTGGCTAGTGGGTGTTCATGCTCTGCCAGAAACAGTTTTGTAAACGACGGTGCTCCTTTTTCTGTTTTTGGATAGCTTATGTCGAGTTTATCAAACGCTTTCGATAGGGATTGCGCCGCCCATATTTCTACATCCGTGCCTGCCAGACGTTTTATTTCTTTCATTACTTCTTTTTCGCGCTTAAGTAGCATATCTCTGGTGCGTTCGACGCGGTCCTGATCCACACGAACGCCACGCTGAGTCATGTCTACCAGACAAGGCAGTAGGTCTAGTTCGAGATTTGCTATGTCCCAGAGGTCCTCTTTACCAAGCTGTACGGAAAAATAATTCCAAAGTTCCAAGGTCAGGCTTGCGTCAGCTTCGGCGTAGGGGCCGACGTACATGGCGGGCATCTTCCACATCTCTGCTTTGGGGTCGATACCAAACTCTCTTGCCGCTTCGACAAGGGCCTTTTCTGATTTTGTTTTGTTGAGGTGGTCGTATGCCAAAGCGTTGAGGCTATAACTAAACCTGTTCTCATCAAGCAAGGACGCAATGACCATCGTATCTATAATACGGCCGTTGACGGTGAAACCCATCTGCCTGATCCAACCCAGATCGTACTGGGCATTGTGCATTATTTTATCTGCCGGACATTCGAATATCTTTTTCAGCCATCTGTTGACGATCTTCTCGTCCAGATTGCCGCCGCCGAAGTGTCGGACGGGTATGTAACCCGCCCAATCCTCTGTAGCTATTGCATAGCCTACAACTTCGCCATCACCCGTGGGCCAACCGGGCCCGTTAGTTTTTAAATTAGGATCTTTTGTCTCTACGTCGATAGCTATTTTTTTAGCTTGGGTTAGGTCTGGTAGTTCTAGTGGTGGCACCCATTCACTTTTTGGGGCGAACATAGCCATTTGTAAACCTGTCAATTTTTATTTCCTCGTTTCTTGAGCCCGTCAGTTCTGCTCCGAGGGCCGTGTATCCTGCCTTGTCGATCCATGAGTCTACATGGTCGAGTGATTCTAATAGTCTACTTGTCTTGACCCAGTCCATCATTAAAGCCACGTGGGCCGGTGTCAGCAATCCGTGGGACATCATGGCCCCTCTTATTATTATATTCCACCCTTCTGCAATACGAGCGTGGTTTTCATAGGCATCACCGTAGTGTTCTGCTCTGTCTCCGGTAATTAGTTTTGCTGCTTCTTCTAATACTTCCTTACGCTTCATCTATTTCCTCCCTCGGTAAATAAACCAAAACCAAACATTTACATTTTGGACAACTTAGGTTTGTTTCCATAAGAAAACCCTCGTGATCTTCACAATCGTTGTCTCCACCCCAAATTAATTCAGTTTTACAATGCCAACATTTCATAAGTCATAACTCCTTGATACGTCTTCTGGCTCTACAATGTAGAGGTTTTGTTTCGTTCTTGTGACGCCCACATAGAATACGCGGTGCATGTCGTCTGGATTACGGCGCATCTCTTCATCAGCCGCCGGACTAATGTCGGTAAACAGTACAACGTTTTCTGCTTCGCCGCCTTTTGCACCGTGGATCGTGGACGCTGTAATACGAGGTATGCCGTTGAACTTTTCTTTTCTCCGTAAGAGAGCCGTGATGTATGCCCTGTCTGTCTCTGGCAGCTTGTTCATTGCTTCGGACCAGAGCATGCCGTTGGTAGCAAGCAAACCATGTTTCTCAGTTAGGTCAGCCATACTTACCAAATCGTCATCTTGTAGACTGGGCAGTTTTTTAAACCCTCTTTTGACTCGGTCACCGATTGACATAAAGCTGTAAATCTTTCTGGCTACGTCACCTGTTATTTCTTTGCCCTGACGCATTTGCTCCCAACCGTTGACAGCTTCGCTTATCTTCTCGGATATGGACCGGTGGCCGCGATAGTTGAACAGATAACCGCTAGATCGTAGGTCGGCGGCTACTGGATTTAATTGGTATCCGGCTTGCGATAAAATGAGCCAAGTGCCTTGCGACATGTCCAGACCAGTGATAGTATCAATCCGCGTCACATTTCCGGGCTCGTCCTTGGGTTCATACCTTTTAGGAAACCGCCTCGTTATGCGACGCACCACACCTTCTGCTACCTGATGAACCTGACGCGGTACGCGGTAAGATTTACTGAGCGTTTCAGATCCGCCCGGTAGGTTGATGAACTGGTCTACGTCTGCCCCTGCCCATCTGTAAATAGCTTGGTCGTCGTCACCGGCCGCATACATACGGTCAGAGTTGTCATCTAGTATATGAGCAATGTCCCACTGTAATGCGCTCAAATCCTGCGCCTCGTCCAGAAAGCATATGTCAAACTTTGGGCAATACTTGGCGGACTGATTTACAAACTCCTGTAGCATGTCTGTAAAATCGTACAGTCCCAACTTTGTTTTGTATTCGCGTAAGCACTCGTCCACATATTTTACCGTGTTCCAGTCTTCTTCGACGTTACTGTTGTTATATTCTTTGCGTAGATCAGATTTTTTCAAACGCGTAAGGTTGATCAAACCCAATAAGGGGTCCGAGTTTGTAACCATGTCGGTCAGGTCGTTCTCAAAATTTACCACCTTGGCTTCGTTAAGGGTGATGCCGATTGCCCTGCTCAACTCCTTATAGTTTTCAGACTGCATAACTTGCTCTGGGCGTATGTCAGTCATTGTAAGCGCCAGTGAGTGCAGTGTACGGAAAAACATCAAGTCTTTCTTAGGATCTAGCTTAAACCTCTGTGCGGCGCGTTCCTTGGCCTCTGTAGCGGCCTTCTTGGTAAAAGCGAGAAAGGCTATCCGGTGCGGATGTACACCACTAGCCAGAGCATCGTCCACCATATTAAGTAGCGTCGTTGTTTTTCCTGTCCCCGGCGGTCCGAATATCCTCAACATCTCTTGCTTTCTCCCGTTTGTATATTTGTTGCACACGTTGTTTCGAGACGTTGTAACGTTTTGCAACGGCTGTTTTGGTCATGCGTTGTTTGTCTATCAGTCGCACGATTTCCTGATTACGTTCTTGGTTCAAAACGGAGCCTCCCCTTGTGATCCAAACTGTGGGACTGTAAAGTCCATATCTGCACTTTCAAAAGATGGTATCTGCCACACTCTAACAGCCCTCCCTTTAATTTTCAAAACAACACTCTCGCCATTTATATCCCGAAGGCGTTGAGCAATCTTATGGGATTTATACTCGAAAAATTTGTTTTTGCGAAGAAACCCTTCAAAATCTTTTAATCTGAAGAAAGTTATGTCTGAATCTTCGTCGGTCCAAGGGCGACGCAATAATATTTCTTCTTTGTCTTGTGCCTGTTGTTGATGACGACAGAACTCTTCAAGGTAGTCGTAGAACTGACCGCTGATGCTTGCGTCTTGTGCTACCTCAATGATTGCGCTTTCGTTATCTTTCATTTCTGTAAGCAATGTACTAATCCGACTTTCCCATTGTTGCTTCGCCATGGACCGTGGCATGAAGTTTAATTGTTCCATGCAAGCTTTCTGAAACTGCATCTGGTTCATCAACGCTTCCGTGTCTAGCTCCAGAGGCTCTCCGTTAACATCCATAAACCACACAGGCGGTACTGAGTTGTATTTGCGTAGGTTCGCGATTGTAGCCCCTGCTACAGCCGCTCCTATGCCGAATTTACGGGTACGGCACAGATCCTTGTTGCAGTGCGCGTTGATTGGAGCGTCTGAACATTTGTACGCGTAGTCTTTGCGCTCCACTTGCTTGGCTACCACATTTACCTCTGGCAGGGGTAAGGGCGGCGATAAAAAATCCATATTGTATTTCAGTATCTCCGACTCCCAACTGTCCGGGTATGCCTTGCGTAAATAAACACCAATGTTGAACAAACCGTTATTTCTTCCACCCTCACTAATTTTTGCCTTACAAAGTATTTGTAAACACGGTGGGCCGTCATTAAGTAAATCTGTCTCTTTATTTCCTACAACCTGTAACTTGACCACTTCTTCCGGCGTTTGCTTGTACTTGTCGTGCAGTTCGTAAAACTCGTCTATCGACGCTGATGTGCCGTCATCAAGAAAAGCATACCGTAATCCATTCTCTGCGTCGTAGTACGGTAAGTTTAAAAAGTTACCTACGTCGCCTCTGTCCAAATGCAATTTAACTTGCTTTGGAAATATTTCACTTTCTCCATATCCTAATGCCGAGGACATGTGTTGCAGTGCTTTCTGCATGTCTCGTGCTTCTACCCACTCGGTGGCAAACAAAAAGCAGTGCGCTCCGCCTGATTTGGAGCGACACACTACCAGTGGTAGTTTTAACTTGCGTATCTTTTGCACCAAAACTTTGTGGTCCAAAGGATACTGATCAATGTCTATACAACCCCATTTGCAACAATTGTCTTCATTAATTGGTATGATACCAATGCCCATACTGTTGCCAAGCAAATGGTTTTCCCAAAGCTCTTTGGTCCGTGGCTCACGTGTAACCCCCGCTTTACCTTGAGCCTTACCATTCGCACCGGTCTTTTCTATTTTGAAGTAGCCATAAGCTTCCTTCAGCCCATCGAATATGGACGCAAACTTCTCGATTTCCATTACTGCCCCCATACGAGAGCGACGGAGCTAGTGCTCCGCCGCGTGATGATTAGAACGGTGCTTCTTTACCACCCGCTTCATCGTTCGTATGTTTGACAACAACGTCACCCGCTGTAATGCTACTTGCGAACTCCTTGGCTCGATTATAGAGATCAAGATTTGGAGTAGGTCCTTCGACGGACATTTCCCAACCATGCCATGAGCCTTTGCTATTCTCCTCAAAGGTAGTCTTGAGGTTGTAAACAAACCCAAAGCGTGGCGGAGTAAACGGTCCGTTCTTACCTTGTATTTGTCTGCTCATCATCATGCTGTTCCATTTACGAGACTTTTTAAGCTGCGTAGATTTCATAGCAATCAGGGCAGTTTCGGCCGCACCATCGTCATTTACAAGCAACACAAAGTGCTGATGCGTTTCTTCGATGTAATCGCCTTCACCGCCCTTGACGTAATCTTTGTTGTCGTCAGGCGAACGCTCTGTTTCCGGACGCTCTTCATCTGGTGAGAACATTGCAACCGGAGCGCCGCTACCCTGTCCTCGTGGTGCCCATTGAATAAATCGACGTTGATAGGCACACGGTATAACTTTAATACCCTTCTCGCCGTCAAAACATTCTCCGGTGACCGTATTGTAAATATCCCCCTTACGGCCTTTGAAGTTACGGTCATCCAGAACAGGATCGTTACCAGACAACACTTTTAAAAACGGAAGTGCTAAGTCTTCCTGACCAATGTTTTCAAATCCAACACTGGCGTCTGCTTCTATAACAGACATGTCAAACTCAACTACGTTTGATGATTGCTTTTTTGCAACTGATTTATTGTCAGCCATTTTACTTTCCTCTCTTAATAACTGCGCGTTGACCTACCCACGCTCCAAATAATTCCATTGGGAACGCATCACCTGCTTCCACTCGCTCTTTTACAAAAGCGCGTAATGTCTGCGAATGTATTTCGGTTTTTTGATTTGCGACATAACCTTCTTTAGCAGCAAATGCTTTGAAGGCTGACGCTTTATCGTCCTCACCACGCCCGAAAGAGCATATGACATTGTTCTTAATAATGTCATCATAACCGTTCTCACGTAGCCACTCATAAGCTTGAGGGCGATTGTCTACGAGGATAGAAGCCCCGTAGGTTGGTTTGACTTCAACAGTCGAACCGTCATCCAGTTCGAACTTGTTCATACCTACTTCTTGCATCAC